CTCTAGAGCAGCTAACGATGCATCCATATGCAAATTATCAGTAGCAGCCTCATAATCACCACTACACCACTTATCCATTCCTAAAAGACCCGGAAGCTCCTCACTCGCAAGAGTGTTTACGATCTCATCAGATATCTCCTCTCCTGTCAGCCTAAACTGCTTAAACTTTTGGAGCTTCCTCCAAAGAAGTTTCTGCAGATTAGTCCATAGGGCATTAGAGTGAGTATCACCAGCCGTTATTAACCTGACTTTAAGGGGTTCCAAAACTGCATGAACTTTGCATTTTGAAACTTCATCGAGTTCTTCCAGAGCATCCAGCTTTGCTTCGGCTAGAATTTCTGAACTATCAAATGGCATGTCGATCCATTGGACTCCGACACGAGGATGATAGCTAGCAGTAAGTAACTGCCTGGTATTAAGTTGGACAGGTTTATACCTATTCAAGAGATCACCTAGAGCACCTCCGGCACTTCTTCCATTATCATAGCAAGAATTCATAGAAATAGAACTAATAGAACTATCCCCAGAAAAGTCTCGCCAAGTAACAGTACCAAAGACGCGTTGAGCATTGGCCCGAATTTCATCTAAAATGAAATCAGGGGTAACCTTTACTTGAGTAAGTCGTGCCTTATACGCATCCAGATTTTTTGAAATCAAATCCGGATCCATTTGGGGCAAACCTTTCTTGATACCGTGAAGAACTGTGTTTCGGAAAGCAATTCGATGCTTTTTGGGCCCAAAACAATCACGATGGAAATCTTTCCCTAATTTACCACAGAGTGGGTAACCAGGTCGCTGATGAGCCAAACGTCCGTCTTCCAGTAAAGAACCTGGATCCGGTAGTTCGGTCTGATTTTCAGCAATAGCAAATAGGTAAGAGAGATGGAACTTAATAACTTTGATCCAAGTCTGTTCCCGATCTACTAAAGGGAGCCAATAAAGTATTTGCTGAACAATTTCTTCAGTAGTAACTACTTTATTAGGAAAGTGGCTTGTGTAAGCAATCACAAGACATTTGACCAAAGTTAAACAGATCTCTAACCTTGGTTTCAGCACAGTGTTGCAGAAATCATTTACTGATAAACCGAGTTCATTTCTGCAGGACTCGGTGTCCAATATCCAGCTTCGCTTATATTCGATGTTATAGAGCGCTCCATTGAGAGAGTGCAACTTAACGAATAATCTTTTAAGCGGGGGGTCTGCTGCAGATATTTCCGGGACGGACTTTTCTTCACTCAGGGATCTTATAGATTCCGACCTGAATAAAGTGCCACAAAGCTCCACGGATTGCCTTATGGTCTTGGCTGCC